CGAAGCTCGGAGAGGTGGCAGAGTGGTCGAATGCGCCGGACTCGAAATCCGGTGTACGGTCAATCCGTACCGTGGGTTCGAATCCCACCCTCTCCGCCAATAGCCACTTTCGGCGATAGCAGTCACTAACCGGGCGATTCTTCAGACCCACCGTTGCCCCGTCTCACGCGCAATTTCTGCGTCACCGCCTCTAAATCCGGCCGCGCCAGGTGCGCGTAGCGGCTCGTCACTGACAGCGACGAGTGGCCCAGCAGGTCGCGAATCGCGGCCATCGAGGCGCCATCCTGCGCGAGCCATGAGGCGTAGGTGTGGCGCAGATCGTGCAGGCGCACGTGGGTCAGTTTTGCGGCCTTCCTGGCCTCGCGGAATACCTTGTTGAGCAGCGGCGCCCCGAGCGCCCACGGAACGCGCTGCGCAGCGATTTCGACGGCTTCCGGTGGTAGGGGGACGATGCGAGGCTTTCCCGACTTCGTGCGGGCATCCAGCATCACGGCACCGCCCCGGATCTGCTCCGATTGCAGGCCGAGGATTTCCGATCGCCGCAGGCCGGTGAGCGCCGCGAACACGATGAAGTCGCGCACGACCGGCAAGCGGGCAGCGTCGGCGAGCCGGCCCACTTCCTCCGGCGTCAGATAAACGTGGCGGGCCTGCTCGCCGGCCAGTAGCTCGATGCGCCGGCCGAGCGGCTTGTCGGTCCAACCCCACTTCTCGGCGAGATTGCCGACCCGGCGCAGGATCGCCAGATAGCGGTTGATGGCCGCCGTCGATAGGCTGGCGTCCCTGCCTGCGGTCTTGATCTTCTCGGCCACGTCGGGCAGCTCGTCGAGCGTTTTCCCGGCGGTGTAGCCGCGCACCACGTCGAGCCGATAGCGGAGGTCCTTCTGGTAGCTCTTGAGCGTCTTGGCGTCGCGCTCCCATTGGCGCAGCGCCTCGTCGATCAGCCGGGTTGGCTTTCGACCACTCGCATTTTCGACCGCGCGGCGAAGGAGCGCAGCTTCGAGCGCCCGGGCGTCGGCCCGGGAAGCGCCGGCGGGCAGAGTGCGTTCAACACGCTGTCCGCGAGCGATCGTGACTCGGACCTGGTATCGATCGCCGCGTTTTCGGACGGCCATGCTGTCTCCGTTTTCGACCGGGAAAGATACGCCGTCAGGTCAGCAGGGGCAACGCGCAGCAGGCCACGGATGCGGATCGCCGCGAGCCGGCCAGCTGCAACCTCACGGCGCACCGTGCGCTCGGAGCATTGCAGGTGCTCGGCGACTTGGGCGAGCGTGAGCGGCCGGTCTGGCAGCATCAGCCGCGCGCCTCCGCGTCATCGTGTCTGCGCCCTCGGAGATCGCGGGGCGGCGGCGGAGAAGGCGGCGCCGGTGGCTTTGCGTATGTCGGCGGCGGGTTCGATCCCGGACGCCGCGCGTAGTCTGCGTCGTCGTGCTCGCGCCTGAGCAGCGCGTGAAGTCGCCCGGCGAGGTATCCGACGAACAGGACCGGCACGAAGGCGCAGCCGAGGGCAACGGCGCCGGGTTCGCTCAGGATGATGTCGGGCGCATTCATCGCTGCTCTTCCGCAATGAAGCCACCGACGAACACGCATCCGATCATCGGGATCAGCATCGCCCACGCGACCATGGCGTTGCCCCCGCTCCAGTCCACGCCGGTAACGGTGCGCCCGAGTACGACGTAGCACCACGAATCGACGATTCCGAGCACGGCCGGCGTGGCGAAGAAGATCGTCAGCGCGGTGCAGATTGCGAGCAGCAGGAAGCGTTTCATCATCCCCGCGCCTCCCTCCGAATCACCGCCTCGCGGCGCAGCGCGCCGAACAGCAGCCCGGGAGCCTCGTGCGCGTAGCTCTCAGCATCGGCCAACACCTCTTCGCGCATGTTGCCGTGCGTCCAGCACGAGCAGGGCACATGGGCGACGACGTAGTCGCGCAGCGCAAGGCAATGCCGGCAGGTCTTGACGGTATTCGCCTCTCCATCCCAGATCGCGAAGACACTCTCGTACTGCTCGCCGGGCTGGATCGTGCGATGGCACTCGTAGCAGCGATGTGTCGTGCGCGCGGTGACGCGTTTGGCCCGGTAAACGGTTGCCGGCTCGTAGTCGCAGTAGCACTCCATTACCGCCCCGCCTCCATCTCATTGATTTCCCCGAACAGCCTCTCGATCGCCGCGCGCAATGCTGGCCAATCGTCGGCGGTGATGGCAATGCCGCCGTCTTCGCGGCAATCCGGCTGTGTGAGCACGACGAAGCCGCCGGCTCCCTCGTCGTCGATCTCGATGCGGGTGGCGTTGTCGTCGCGAATCGAGTCGCTTTTCTCTGGAATGATGGTCACGGCGGTGATGCGGGAGCAGAAGTTCACCGCGCCTCCGCGTCCTTCGCCAGCAGATCGCGCAGCCCGCGAGCATCGGCGAGTGCGTTGTGCGGGTTCTCGGATGGCGCATCGACCCGGAGCACTTCCATCGTCAGCGGCGGCGTGTCGATACGGGTGCCAGGCCCCGTGATGAGCAGGCGGCAGAACCGCTCGATATCCTCGGGCCAGTCGGCAACGATGTGCACGACGTCGAATTGTGCGAGGAACAGCGAAATCCGCACCTGCACCGACTCCACGGATTCCCCCGGATGGAGGCCGAGCGGAGCGCCGAGCTTCGGCATCACGTTTTCGGCTACCCACGGTGCAGGGTTGTCGCATCCGAGCACCGCATAGAACTCGCGGCCGTCCTCGGCAACAAGCGCTATCGAAATCAGTTCGCCGCCGAAGCCGTTCCACTCGCCATCGATGAACAGTCTCACGCTCCCTCCTTCGCCTGCGCGAGCGCGGCACGCATCTCATTTGTTGCGCCGCCTCGGTTCCACAGCATCATCGCGAAGTTGCCCACGTCGAGCGGGTCGCCCTTCTCGACGTGCCCACGGAGCAACCAAGCGAGGAACCCTGTCGAGCATTGCGCCGGGTCGTCCCATCCGCCCCGGCCTTCGTCGCGCTTCTCGGCGAGCTTCGCCTTCATCGCTGCGGCGAAACGGTCGACCGCTGCGTCGTCGGGGTGCTGCTCGATCTGCGCCTCGGTCGCCGCGGCGCACTCACTCGCGCCGTCCGAGCACCCCTCGGTGTGTTGGTTTCCCCGCAGCGAACGCTCTGCGTCGTTCTCGTCGCGGCCCTTGTACTGCTTCCATCGCTCGGACTCGATCTCTTCGCACGCCTTGATCGCCGCCGCGTATGCCGCTCGTTCGACGGCGCGTGCGTATTCGCGGATCGCGTCCAATTCCAACCGCGTCCAGCGCATCGTGTGCGGCTCGGGATGTGGCGGCAGCGGCGGCAGTTCGTCATTGGCCAACATCGTTGTTCTCCTCCAGGTTCCCGCCGCAATAACAGCAGAACCGCATTTCGTTGTCGGTCGGGGTGCCTTCGATGATCGTGAAGTAGTGCCCGCACGATGTTCCCCATACGTCGTGCTCCTCGTCACCATCGCGTGACCACAGGCAGGTCGGAGACGTTCGTTCAGTCAGCATCGTTGTTCTCCTTCGTTTCGATCGGCACAACGATCGTCTTGTGCGTCTTGGCGCAGGCACTACAGATCACCGCCCAATCGCCGAGATAGTCGAGGCGCAACAGCCAGTCATCGTGCTCCGGCTTCCCTTGCTCTTCACCGGCCCATCGGAACGGTGTTTTGCTCTTCGCCCATTCGTCATCGCGCCCCTGTTCGTAGTTAAGGTTCGCGTCGTAGAACACCTTGCCGTCGCACACGTCGCAGAGTCGGTAATCAGCGGCCGCCATTTGCTTTCTCCTTCTCGATCTGCGCGATCACGTCGGCGGCCGACTGCCCACCGGCAAGCACGAGGCGTGCAATCGAGCCATCCTCGACGGTCGCCGTCCCCGCCCCGTCGCACCACCAGTTCGGCGGCTCGCCCGATACCGTGTCCCACATGGTGTCGTCGCTGAGGATGAAGTGCTCCTGCGTGGCGTAGAACGCGAGCGCCTTCGCCAGCGCATCGCGCTCTGCCCGTGCCTCGTCGCGCTCGCGGGTGCGGCGGTCGATTTCGGCGTCACGAAAAGCAAGCTCCGCCGCAATGTCAGACTTCGCGTGCAGTCCTTCGGCGGTCATCGCCATGACGTGGCGCATGTAGTAGCCGCCTGCCTGGTCGAGCGCCATATGATCGCGGCGGGCATACCGCTTCTCGGTTTCGTTCATGTCATTCCTTCGCCGCGAGTGCGGCACGAAGCGCACCAACGATCCGGTCCACTGCGTTCTCGATACCTTCGCACGGCGCAGTTTGTGCAGCGGCCCATATCTCATGCGCCCACGCCTCGATCTGCACCTCAGTCGGCTCGCTTGCTGCTCTGCATTCGCTCAGTGCATATTTCTGCGCGCACGGGACAGGCGGGTTGTCGTCCGGGTGGCAGGTGCAAGGGCGCTCGATTCCGGGAATGGCTGCGCCGTAGTCGCCGTATCCGCTCAGAACAGGTTGCGGTTGCGGCGCGGGCTCCGTCCATCCACAGGCGAGCGCCGCGTTGATCGCGCCCCAGGTCGATTCGTAGTAACCGTGCTTGTGCGTCTCGCCGTTCTCCCGCCAGTGGCGCCAGAAGGCGTCTGCGGCCTCGTGCGTGGGCTTGATACATGCACGCGGCGGCACAGGTTGCCAGTTCGGTTGCGGCGCGGGGTGCAGGTAGAGCGGCTTCCACCCATTTTTATGGTCGTCGAGATACGTGCGCTTCGCAGGTTTCCACGCGTCGAGCGGAAAGGCATTTCCGAACTCGTCCATCCACGCGACCGGCCTCGCTTCCGCCGCCTCGTTCAGCATCGTGACGACGGTGCGGAGGTCGTCGCGCCAGCGGTCGCAACCTTCGACGCCAAGCTGGGCGTAGAGGTCGATCCGCTCGGTGAGGGCTTTGTAGTCGATGGTGGTCACTTCTCGCGACATGGCATCACCCTCCCTTCGCCGCCGTCGAAGACGAATGCGGCCATCGCATCCCGGCCGACGACGCTGATTCGCACGTTCGGCAATTGCGCGATCCGGTGCAGGTAGCGAACGTCGAACCACGCAGCACCGACCTTCATCAGTTGGAACAGCTCGCCATCACGGCACATGGAGTACATGCACTCGTCTTCGTACTCCTCGCCACCACCGTGGCACTCAGGGCACGTCTGCGGCGCCGGAATCTCTGGCAGTAGCTCGTAGTCGGTGTACTCGACGGCGAACAACCTCGGCGCCGCCGCCCGAGCGGGATTCGACGGCTCTTGCCCCGGCGCACCTCGCACGCGCACGATGACGTGTCCGTTCGTCGCGTAGGTGTACCCGTCGATGACGAAGGGCTGCATCAGGTAGCTGCGGACGTCGTCCTTCGCGCAGAACGATTGCAGGTCGATGGTGCTCATGCGAAGTGCTTCCCGTGAAGTCGTTCGAGGATTTCGACCTGCCGCTCGGTGAGTTGCGTCACTTCGCCGGCTTCGAGTTTGGCCGCGAGTGTCTCGACGAAGCCCTGCTCCCAATCGGAGAGGTCGCGCGTGCCGAGCATTCCTTCGAGTCGGCGGATCATCGTGGTGGTGCTGGTCATCATCGCGGGTAGATAGCGAGGATGCGCAGGATCGAGGTTGCGACTAGGCCGCTTGTCATTCGATCAGCCCCTTGCGCATGGCAATCGCTACCGCGTGCGCGCCGTTGTGCGCGCCGAGCCGGGCGAATGCGAGCGCCAGATGCGTCTTGAACGTGCCTTCGCGGATGCCGATGATTTCCTCGCATTGCTTTCGCGAGTGACCGGCCGCTATGAAGGCGAGAACGTCGCGTTGGCGGGCGGTAAGCGTCATGCCGCCTCCGTCACGCGCGAGAACAGCACTTCCAGTTCCTCAAGGAACTCGCGCGCCATGCCCTCGATAGCTTCGATCTCCGCCAGGTCCGGCTCCCATTCGCGGATGAACAGCCGCTTCGGGCCGTTCACGCGCGGATCGTAGGAAACGAAGACGGCGCGCTCTCGGCGCACGCACGCAAGCTGCGCCAGAATCTGCGGCTTGTACTCGTCGGGCACCGCGCCGTTCAGGACGTATTGCAGGTGCGTCGTCGTCTTCGGGCACTTGAACTCGACTACCGTATCGCGGCCTTGGTAGGCGTCACAGGTCGCGCCGAAGTGCTCGATTTCCGGGTGCTCGACGAAGGTGGCCGGCACGAGGATCAGGCCCGTTGCCTCTTCGTATTCGGCCTTCGCCTCCGGCTCGCACTCGATGCCCCAGCGCATTTCCGGCGACACGAAGCGATCGATCGAGGCATCCGTCATGCGCTCGGCGACAAGCTCTTTCATCAAGTCGTACCGCGACTTCGCCCATCCGCCGGATTTCAGCTTGGCGATGGCGTCGGCCACACGCGAGGCAGTCAACTTGCCGCGCCTTTGCGCCAGCCACTCGCCCGAGCCCTGCACGATGTAGCTCATTCCGATGCCTCGTCGACCGTGTTCTGTGCATCGAGAATGCGTTGCTTGGCGTCGTCCTTGATCTGGCGCGCTGCTACCTTCTCGTCCTTCGTCAGCGTCGACCACGCCGCCTGCAGGTCGTCGAAGTCGCCGCAAGTGTCGAACTCGGCGCGAATCTCCTGCGCTCGCTCGTCGGTCAGCGCAGGCGCCGCGTGCTGATGCACTGGCTCGGCGTCGACCGTCATCGTCTTGCCTTCCATTTCCTCGGCGACCGGCTGCGAGCCGATTTCCGGGAACGCCTTGCGAAGCGCCTGCGCCTCGGCGCACTTGGCGATCTGCCCATAGGGGCGCTTCGCCCACATCGCATTCGGCGCGATGCTCTTGTCCCGGCCGCCCTTGACGGCGTAGTTCTCGCGCCAGCGTTCGTTGGCGGTGAACTCGGCGATCGTGCCGTCGTCCATACGGCGCTTGACGGTCACGCGGCACCATGCCGGGTAGGTGATCGTCATGCCGCCGACTTCCTCGGTCACATCCGGGCCGTACTCGGGCTCGGTGACGCCTGCGTAGTTGCCCGAGCGCGCGGCCTGCGTGCGGTACAGGCCGATGCCGGGCATCACAACGTCGCGCATTTCGCCGGCCTTGCCGTCCCACATCGGGACGATGTGCACGGGCTTTTGCATCGGGTCGAGCCCGGCCGCCTTGCAGTAGCCGAGAACGAGCTTGATCGACGCCGGGTTCGCGCCGGGGTACAGCGACGAGCGCAGCACTTGCAGCAGCTCTTGCTCCGGCAGCGCGAGCGCGCCGCCTTCGATCTTCGTTACTGCGTTCATGTTCTCCCTCGCGTCATCAGCAATTCGGCGGTTTCTGCCGGGCGCAACATGCCCCGTGCGAACAGCTCGCCGATCGTTTTCCGGTGCGCCTCTTCCCAATGCTCTCGGCGCTCTTCCTTCGTCATCCGATGCCCGCTGTCGATCTCGGCATGGCATGTCGGGCACAACGCGGCCACGCGCCACGGGTACGCCTTGATCCCGCGTCCCTTGCCGTCGCGCAGTTGGTTTGAATGCGCCACCTGCGTTCCGTGCGCCCCGCACCGCTGGCATTCCAGCGAGGCCACGGCGCGATACAGCAGGCGCTCGTCGCTCTTGATCGGCATGGCGTAGCTCACCGCACCCCCATCCGGCGCAACCGCGCCTGCGTGAGCAGCGATTCGGCCCACCGCTTCTGCGCCTGCGTGCTGACCTTTGCATTCGCTTCCTGCGCCAGTCGTTTCGCGGCGCGATCGGCAATAGCCTTTGCTTCGGCGATCGTGCGGTGGTTCATTTGTCGCCCTCCGGTTTCCAATCCCAATCGCCGATCCGGGCGAAGTTCAAACTTGGCGTGCCGTCCTTCTTGAGCACCCGCAGGAACTTGTCGCCCATCATCGGCAAGCCCCATCGCGCGTTCTCGCGGAACATCGTCGTGTGCGTGCGCTGCTCTACGACCGACACGCGCCCGGTCGGCCCTCGTTCCTCGCCCCAAGTGGAGCGCCGCGCGATCTCGATGTATCGCTTCCCAATCGCCGGCCCGGTGCTTGCCTGCTCCGATATGCGTACATCGTCGAGCGCCTTTTGTGCCGCGCATCGCTCCTGAGCAGCAATGCGCAGTGGCTCGTCGTACTCGGCGCGGAGTTGCTCATCGATTACGGCTCGTGCTGCGTCGCGTTTCTCGCGCACATCATTCTTAAGCCGAGACTCGGCGCGCTCTGCCCTACGCAACCGTTCTGCTGCCGCGCGTTCGCGTTCGCTCATCTCGCTCATTCTTCCTCCGTGCATCGCTCAGGAATCGGCAGGTAGTCCGCGCACCATCCGCGCGCCAGACGCAGCCCGTTGTAAAACGCCTGCGACACGATCTCCCCGGCAGGCACAGGTGCCGTGCGCTCGCAACGTCCTGCCTGCGGGCACTGACCGGCAAGGCCATCGGCGCAGCGGGTGATGTCGTTGGGCGCCATGTCAGCCCTCGGTTGCCTTGAGGATGGCGGCGCGGGCCGCGTTGAACTCGGGCACGTCCTGACACACGACAGTCGTGCCGATGTGGAGTATCAGTCCGCGGAGTGCGTCGAGAAGGTCATCGCGCTCGCACACCGCCGATTTCAGCGACTCTTTGATCTCTGCCGGCAGGGCCACGAGACTTAGCAGGGCGTCGTTACCTGCGAGATCTCGGACCCATGACATTGCTAGTGGGTCGAGCGGGTCGATCAAGAACGACCACACGGCGTCGCGCAATTCGAGTGTGTGCTTCATGCCCATCACATCCCGCCCGCCAGCCACAGCCCGCACAGCACGCCGATCCAGACGAGGACGATGGACAGGGCCACGGCAGAGAGGATTCCGCGCGCAGCGTCGAGGCCGTCGTCGGCGTGGCGCAGGAGGTCGTTGTGCGGGCTCATGCCGCCTCCCGATCGTCCGGGCGCATACCGCCGTAGTTCCGGTGCAGCGCCTCGGCAGACTTGCGCCGCTCGTGCTCGGCTTCGAGGTTGTGGAACACGGCAGCCTCGATGCTCGACTTCACGCCGTCTTTCAGATCCTTGAACGCGGCCGCAACCGCTTCCGGCCCCTGCTCGTACTGCAGCGCATCGAGCAGGATTCCGAGCAGGGCGCCTTCCGAGTGCTCGACGACCAGATCGCCCAAGTCCTTCGTGTCGATCTCGTCGGCGGCGATGCGCTCGGCCTGCTCCGTGGCCCAAAACGCCCAGTCTTCGTCGCGCTCGTGTTCGGCTTCGGATTTCATGGCTGGCTCCTACTCGACGACTTTCAAACCAAGCACGCGCTCGGCGTAATCGATCGCATCTACGCGGCACTTGACCGGCAGCAGGAAGCAGTCGGCCTGTTCGTCGGTTGTCATCGGCTCGGCGACGAATCCGTCTTCCTGGTCGTAGTTGATCGTGTAGGTGACTTCGGGCGCTTCCGTCATGGCTGGCTGCTCCTGTGCGTTTGGTGAGGCGACAGGAGACAGAATAGCGGCCCTATTCGGCCGTGTCAATAGGGCCGCTACTTCGGTGGCGCAAAATAATGCCCGCCGAAGCGGGCCGCAGGGGAATCAGGAGTGGCCGCCGCCGCCGCGGACTCGGAGTCCTAGCTCGTCATCGAGGGCGCGCACCATTCCTCTGGCGTGGGTAGGGTTGCGATGGCACTCGCCGGCTGCGTCGGCGAAGTATTGCCGGCGTCGCAGCATGGCGACGTAGGCAATCCCGATGACCTCGCCGGATTTCGCGCGAGCGAGCAGCTCCTTCAGGCACTCGATTGTGTCGTGCGAGATCGGGTCTGGGACAAGAGAGAAAGCTACGCGCCTCATTTTCGATGCGCCGGTTTCGTGGGCTCGACCTGCTCCGGGCCTCCGATGTATTCCGTCGGCGCGGCAGAGCGGGATCCATTGCGGGCGTTGCGTCGATGCTCGGCGTCGAGCTGCGCGACGACGACCATGATCGCTCCCTCTACCCGGGCGATGTCGGGGTCGCGCAAGTTGATGATCCTCGTCATCGGCACTTGAGGGAACGGCCAGTACGCGGCCGCCTCGCGGCTGGCTCTGGTTTGCAACCCGCGCACGCGGTCAGGCGTGGCCAGCGACACCAATTCGACAATCTCACGGGACAGTCGCGGGCTGAAGTCCTCGACGAAGCACTCCAATCCTTGCGCGAACTTCAGCGCGGCGACGGCATTGAGTGACTGCCTGCCGTGTAGGTAGTGGCCGACGTTGGACTGATTGCCCAGGTCGAACGCATGACCGAACTGGTCCTGCGACATCCGACCTAATACCCGCTCGCGGTAGAGAGCGAGCAGCCGATCGCATTCCGCCTTCTGTTCCGGCGTCACCTTCGACTTCTTCGACTGCGCTGTATCGGTCGTTCGCGTGGGCATGAGCCATTTATCAGCGGCCTCGTCGTTCCAGCAACAAGGGGCGCTATTGCGTGACTGGAATAGGGGCGCTACTATGACGGTCATGAGCATCGTCTCCATCAGAAAAGGGCTTGGTCTATCTCAGGCCCAGTTCGCCGCAGGAATCGGTGTGACGCAAGGAAACGTGTCGCACTACGAGTGCGGGCGGCAGCAGATCCCACCCGACGTGGCGGCCCGGATCATCGCCTTCGCCAAGACGCTGGATTTCGCGATCACGTTCGACGACATCTACGCGCCGTCCGCCGAGAAGGCGGCCTAACCGAATGCCCGCCCGCCCCTCAACGCTCATGCCTGCGCCGGCTATCGCAGCATTAAGCGGGGCGGTGCGGGCATCCCTGACCTGATCTGATCGAGTGTTCTCCATGCCCCGCATCTTTCTGCCCGGCCATGTGAAGTCACCGTACGCACAACGGTACGGCGCATGACGATGGCCCAACTGACGCTCGATTTCAGGCCCGGATTGACTGCGCAGCACCGCTCGCTGCGGGAAGTCACGGCCGCCACCGTCTACGCCTCGCACAAGGGCGTCGCTGGCGTCGCAGGCGACCTCGATATGTCGCCCACCGACCTGACCAAGCGCCTGAATCTGGACGGCGCCGAACCGCGCCCGCTGCGCGTAGACGACCTCGAGAAGATCATCGCCTCGACGCAGGACTACCGGCCGATCTACTGGTTGATCGAGCGCTTCCTGCGCGATCCGGATGTGGTCAAGCAGCAGGCGGTGTCGCAGATCGCGACGCTGCTGCCGCAGCTGATCGAGTTGACGCGCCAAGCGGGAATCAAGGCATGACCGACTCCCCCCTCACCCTCTACGCCCGCCGTCAGGCCATCCGCGCCCGCCGGCTGCGGGTCATCGAGGCGCTGATGGACGGCGCGACTGGCGTGCGGCTGGCGACGCTGGTGGCGTGCTGGTGCAGGGAGTGCGGGCGGTGAGGGTGCTGGTCGCCTGTAAACGCGGTGGGCTCGGCCCGCGCGATCAGTGGGGGCACTGCTTGTGCGACGCCTGCAAGCAGTTTGCGGCAGCCCGTCGAAAGAGAGTCAGTAAACAGAAGGCCGCATACAACAAGGCATGGCAGAAAGCCAACCCGGAAAAATGCGCCATGTATCAGAAGAAATGGCGCTCCGCCAACAAGGAGAAGCGCCGTCAAATAGAAATGGCGTGGCGGGCGCGGAACCCGGAGAAGGTCAAGGAGATGAACCGGAAAGCCGGCGCCAAGTGGTCAAAAGAAAACGCCGCCGCACGGAATGCAATAACCCAAGCTCGCCGCACCGCGAAGCTCCAGCGGAACGTGGCATGGGCAAACAAAGAACTCATCCGGTCGTTTTACGAGGAAGCAATCCGCCTGAGTAGGGAGACAGGCGTTCCGCACGAAGTGGACCATATCTATCCCCTCCAGGGCGAGACAGTCAGCGGATTGCATGTCGAGACAAACCTGCAAGTAATTCCCAAGAGCGCAAACCGAAGCAAGGGGACGAAGTTATGCGCTGCCTGATTGCTTGCGAATTCTCCGGCGTTGTGCGCGATGCGTTCATCGCCGCTGGTCACGACGCCATGTCGTGCGATCTGCTGCCGACCGAACGTCCGGGGCCGCACTACCAGGGCGATCTGTTCGACGTCATCGACTACCCGTGGGACCTGGCGATCTTCCATCCCGCCTGCACGCATACCGCGGTGAGCGGCGCGCGGCACTTCGCCGAGAAGCGCAGGGACGGGCGACAGCAGGCCGCCGTGTCGTTCTTCATACGGATCGTGCGCCGCTCCGAGCACATCCCCATGACGGCGATCGAGCAGCCGGTGTCGATCGTGTCGAGCCTGTACCGCAAGCCGGATCAAGTCATCCAGCCGTGGCAGTTCGGGCACCCCGAGACGAAGGCGACGTGCCTTTGGCTGAAGGGACTGCCGAAGCTCACGCCGACGAACATCGTCGACGGTCGCGAGGCGCGCGTGCATCGGATGCCGCCTGGGCCGGATCGCTGGAAGGAGCGCAGCAGGACGTTTGCCGGTATTGCCGAGGCAATGGCGGACCAATGGTCGCTCGCCCTCGACGCCGGGAAGGTGGCGGCGTGAGCAACGCCTGCGCCTGGATGGCCGCCCACGCCTGCGGGACCGCGCAGATCCCGGCCGACGCCGCGCCGCGCGGAACACCCGCCGCATGGCTGCCGGCCCCGAAGCCCGCCAAGGCCAAGCCGCCGAAGCGCGGCCTGTCGAAGCGTCCGCGCCAGCAGCTGATCGATGCAATCGACGACGAATGGCGCACCGCATGGGCGCTGTCAATCCGCGGCGGCGTGCGCCTATCTACCGCATATGCGCACCTGGCGAATTTCGTCGCCGCAAGCCTCGCCGAGGTGCGCGAAGTGCCGTGGGCCAAGGGCGTGCGACGCGAGTATCGGAGGGCGCGGTGAGCTACGAATCCTTCGTTGCCGAGAAGCTCGCCCTGCGCCAGCCATCCGGCATTGCCAGCGCGGTCGATCTGCCGGCCTCGCTCTTTCCGCACCAAAAGGCGCTGACCTCGTGGGCGATCAAGCGCGGCCGTGCTGCCATCTTCGCCGACACCGGGCTCGGCAAGAGCCGCATGGAACTCGCGTGGGCCGCTGCGGTGCTGCGCCATACCGGGCAACCCGTCATGATCCTTGCGCCGCTCGCCGTTGCCGCACAGACGGCCGCCGAGGGCCTGCAGATCGGCGTCGACGTGACCGTATGCCGCGACGGCGCGGACGTGAACGATCGCGGCATCAACATCACGAACTACGATCGCCTGCATCGATTCGACCCGTCGATCTTTGGCGGGGTAGTGCTCGACGAGTCGTCAATCATCAAGCACCACGACGCGAAGTCGTTCGGACTGCTCACGGCTGCCTTCCGGGAAACGCCGTTCCGCCTGCCCGCGACAGCTACCCCCGCGCCGAATGACTGGACCGAGTTGGGCACGCACGCCGAATTCCTCGGCATCTGCAGCCGGGCGGAAATGCTCGCCGAGTTCTTCACGCACGACGGCGGCGATACGTCCGTGTGGCGCCTCAAAGGCCACGCACGCGAGCAGTTCTGGCGGTGGGTCGTCTCGTGGGGTGCGCTGATCCGCAAGCCGTCTGACCTGGGGTTCGATGACGGCCCGTATCGGCTGCCGAAGCTGCACATCCGTGAGCATCAGATCGAGATTGATGGGCCGATGAACGGAATGCTGTTCGCGGCCGAGGCGCAGACGCTTTCCGAGCGCAGGGACGCGCGCCGGGCTTCGATGGCAGAGCGGGTCGCCGAGTGCGCTGCGAAGGTCAACGCCGAAGCGTCGGAGCCGTGGGTCGTCTGGTGCGACCTGAACGACGAGAGCGCGGCGCTGACCAAAGCGATCAACGGCGCAATCGAGATTCGCGGCTCAGACGACGTAGACACGAAGGAAGCGCGCCTGCAGGCGTTCGCGCGAGGCGAGGCCCGCGTGCTCGTCAGCAAACCATCCATCTGCGGGTGGGGGCTGAATTGGCAGCACGCGGCACGCATGGCGTTCGTCGGTGTCACCGACTCCTACGAGGCCTATTACCAGGCCGTGCGCCGCTGCTGGCGCTTCGGCCAGAAGCGTGAGGTCCACGTCCATATCTTCGCCAGCAAGGCCGAGGGCGCGATCGTGGCGAACCTGAAACGCAAAGAGCGCGACGCCGGGGCAATGGCCGATGCGCTCAGTCAGGAGACGCGCGCGGCCGTCATGCAGGAAGTGACTGGATCGCACCGACAGACGAACGAATACAACGCAGTCCAGTCGGTGCAGGTGCCGAACTGGCTCAGGAGCGCGGCGTGAACTGCATCGACCAAACGATCGAGGATCGGTATTCGCTGTTCCACGGTGACTGCGTGGACGTTCTGCAGGGCATTCCCGATGCGTCGATCGGCTACAGCATCTTCTCGCCGCCGTTCGCCTCGCTGTACACCTACAGCAACAGCCCGCGTGACATGGGCAACGTGCGATCCGACGAGGAATTCTTCGAGCACTTCGGCTATCTCGTGCGCGAGCTGCGCCGCGTGATGATGCCGGGCCGCAACGTCTCGTTTCACTGCATGTTGATGCCGGCGAGCAAGCAGCGCGACGGCTACATCGGCCTGAAAGACTTCCGGGGGAACCTGATCCGGGCATTCCAGGCCGAGGGGTTCATCTACCACTCCGAAGTCTGCATCTGGAAAGACCCGGTTACGGCGATGCAGCGCACGAAGGCGCTCGGCCTGCTGCACAAGTCCGTGCGCGAGAACTCGGCCATGTGCCGGCAGGGCATCCCCGACTATCTCGTGACGATGCGTGCGCCCGGCGAGTCCGAGCGCATCACGCACACGAGGGAGGAATACCCGGTCGACCTGTGGCAGAAGGTCGCCTCGCCCATCTGGATGGACATCAATCCGTCCGACACGTTGCAGTACACCAGCGCCCGCGAGCACGACGACGAGCGCCATATCTGCCCGCTGCAGCTTGAAGTGATCCGCCGGGGCGTGATGCTCTGGACGAACCCCGACGACATCGTTCTGTCGCCCTTCATGGGCATCGGCTCCGAGGGGTACGTCTCGGTCGAAATGGGGCGCCGCTTCGTCGGGGTTGAACTCAAGCGCAGCTACTACGAACAGGCGACTCGCAACATCGCCGCCGCGCTTGCCAAGACGGACGATCTTTTCGCGCAGGCCGTCGCATGAGCGCCGTCGCCGAACTCAGCCCTCGCGAGCAATTCATGCGCGCCTATGCCGCTATGGCCGTGCAGGCGCCCGTGCCGAACTACGCGGGGTATGAGCGCGCGAAAGCCGACTACACGCAGCGGTTCGTGGTCACGCCGGAGCAGTACGAGGCAGACATGCGCCGGCTGGCTCGGATGCACGGGGTCTGAATGCGTTCGCTCATCAAGCGCCTCGTCATGTGGCTGTACGCGCACCGGCTGATGCCGGCGTTAGCGGTGACATGGTTGTTCGTTGTTCTTCGTCTGCGGGCCGAGTGATGCAGACGGAGGTCGTTTTGCGCGCGGCTAGGGTAGCTCCCGAAAAGCGGATTCACCGCCCGCCTGCCGATGCGCAATCAGCGGTGCATGAGAGGGTGAGCATGAAACACGAGAGAGAAGTCGGGACAGTGAAGGATGAGCGGAGCGGTGCTGAGTGCCGCGTCACGCTGATTTACAACTACGTCGAGACGGAGCACGGCTCGCTCCATAGCGATCCGACCGTACGAATCAGCGGCACGAGGCGGCTGCATTTCGACATGCCAGCGTCGAGCTTCGTCGACGGCTCGCGCGCACTCCGACTGCCGTCGAATTGGTTTCCGGACGAACCCGACGACTACGCCATCAGCGAACAAGACCACGCGCGGCTCGCCGAGCGCGTGCGCGAGATGGTTCCTCCAAGCATCGGCGAGTTCAAGGTGGCCTGGGTGCCGTCGGATCCCCGGATCCCGTTCTGAAGTGACGGAGGCCGCCATCAACTTCTTCAAGCTCTACATCGGCGACTACCAGCGTGGCACCGGAACCCTCACGCTGGCCGAGCACGGCGCGTATCTGCTGATGCTTCAGCACTACTACGCAACGGAGCGCGCACTGCCCACCGGCCGCGAGTTACATCGACTGCTTCGCGCTGAGACGAAGGCCGACCGCGATGCAATCGACGCCGTGGCAGAGCGGTTCTGGACAGAAGGTGATGGCGGCCTCATCAACCCACGTGCCGACGAAGAGATCGCCAAAGGACGTGAGCAGGCGAAGGTGAATCGTGCGACGGCGCAGGCACGAGAAGCGAAAAGACGTGCAACGAAACCAGCACGAATCGACACACGAACCGAGCACGAATCGTGGACGACTTGTGAACCTAACCATAGCCATAGCCAGATAAAGACTTCCGAAGCTAACGCTTCGGGCGTTCCGCCCCCCAATCCGATTTCAGACCCGCCCGACCCGGTGAAGGCGATTTTCGACCTCGGCGTGTCCGTCCTCACCGCAACCGGCAGTAGCGAAAAGGCCGCGCGCAGCCTCGTCGCGAAGGCGCGCAAGGAACTCGGGGACGACGGCGCAATGGCCGCGCTCGTGGCGGCGAAATCCAAGACAAACCCGGTCGAGTACCTCGGGGCGGCGATCAAGCCGGACCCGGTCGCGGATCGAATCCGCGAGCAGATGGGCGGCAGGGTAGAGAAGCTCCCGGACGGCCGCTATCGCTGCGGCGGAAGCTACTTCAACGCGGACGGATCGAAGAGGGTGGCGCTGTGCTGAGAGATTGCGTCGAGTGGGCCGGATCGTATTTTTCGCCACGGCCTGGAAAGTTGCGTTACGGGCGGATCAAGGTCGACGGTCGCACGCGCCTTGCGCATCGACATGCATGGGAGCAGGCGAATGGGCCTATCCCGCATGGGATGTGCGTTTGCCACCACTGCGACAACCCCGCTTGCGTGAATGTCGATCACCTGTTTCTCGGGACGAGGGCCGACAACATGCGGGACAAGGTTGCCAAAGGTCGGCAAGCCAGCGGAGAGCAGATCACACGCAATAGGCGTCACCCGCGCGGCGAAGACCATGTGAACGCGAAACTCACACGGGCAACGGCCGATGAGATTCGGAGGCTCGCTTCTGGCGGTGGCCGCTATGGGCGAGCCGCAATTGCGCAAAGGTTTGGAGTCAGCGAATCACTTGTCAAGCAAGTCGTGTCTGGGAGGGCGTGGGCATGAAAACCTTCGCGGACTTAGGCATAGATACACGCGGTCACACATCCGGGGAAATTAAAGCAATTTGTCCACAGTGCTCGCACACACGAAAAAAACGGTCATATCGCTGTTTGAACGTCAATTTGGACAAGCAGGTTTTTCACTGCTGGCACTGCGAATGGGCGGGCGGTCTGGGCACTGGCATCTATCGTCGGCCCGAGATCGTCAAGACGTGGCGCAAGCCGGACTACGTTGCCACGTCCGACGGCGTGCCCGAGAACATCGTCACGTGGTTCGCCAAGCGGGGAATCGGTGCCGAAGTCCTTCGGCGCAACCAGATCGGCAACGGCACGCGCTACTTCCCCCAGGTCGAGGAAGAGCGCACTTGCATCTTGTTCCCGTACCTGCGCGGAACGGATGTCGTGAACATCAAGTCGCGCACGGCCGACAAGCTCTTTCGCATGGAATCGGCCTGCGAGCGCGTGCTGTACGGGTTGAACGACATCGGCGAAACGCTCGTGTGGGTCGAGGGCGAAATCGACAAACTCTCGGTCGAGCAGGCGGGCTATCAGTCGTGCGTGTCGGTGCCGGACGGAGCGCCTGCGCCGGACTCCAAGAGCTACGGCAGCAAGTTCGACTTCCTCGACGCGCAGGAACTCGAGCACGTCAAGACGCACATCATTGCGGTCGACAGCGATGCACCTGGTGCGCGGCTGAAAGACGAGCTGGTGCGCCGGCTCGGCCGTGAAAACTGCCTCGTGGTCGAGTGGCCGGAGGGGTGCAAAGACGCGAACGAGGTGCTCGTCGCGCACGGGCCAGATGTACTCGCCGACTGCATCCTGCGGGCGCAACCGCTGCCGGTCGAGGGCGCGCATTCGGCGGGTGATTTCTTTGCCGAGATTCGGCAGCACTACGAACACGGTCGCTCGAAAGGGCTCTCGACCGGATGGTCATCGGTCGACGAGTTCTACACCGTGCTTCCGGGCGAATGGACGCTCGTTACCGGCGTGCCTGGGCACGGCAAGTCGGAATGGCTCGACGCGCTCGCGTTGAACCTCGCGCGCCGCTACGGATGGCGCTTCGCCGTGTACTCGGCCGAGAACCTTCCAGTGTCCGAGCACATCGAAAAGCTGATGGAGAAGTTCATCGGCAAGCCGTTCGATCGGGGTCCGACGGAGCGTATGTCGCCGACCGACATCGACATGGCGGAAACGTGGTTCAAGGAGAACTACACGTTCCTGATGCCGGAAGAGTCCACGCCCGAAACGCTTCTCGCGCAGTGCCGGCAGCTGGTCAAGACGCGCGGCGTCACCGGAATCATCCTCGATCCCTGGAACGAGATCGAGCATCGCTACTCGGAGAGCACGACCGAGACGAAGTACATCAGCGAAACGCTGTCGACGATCCGCAAGTTCGCGCGCAGCCACGACGTGCACGTGTGGGTCGTGGCCCATCCTCGGATGCTGTTGCCACGCAAGGATTCGGACAAGGAGCCGCTGCCGACGCCGTACCAGATCGCCGGTTCCGCGCATTGGAACAACAAGGCCGACAACATCATTACGGTCTGGCGTGATCGTTCGACCGACACGCAAGAGGTCGAGATTCACGTCCAGAAGGTGCGCAAGAAGCGCGTCGGTCGGGTCGGTATGGCGACGTTGCGATACGACCGGGTAACGGGCCGGTATCACGATATGTTCGCCGGGCGCGATGAATCCGGCCGCGCGTACACCTATTCGCACGCGACGGAGCCCGCATGACCGACTCCCGCTGCCACGAATGCGCGCATCAGCGCCGGCTGCCGCGCTACGGCCAGACGCCGACGTGCGCGCGCGCGAAGCACCCGCACGGTGGCGACGCGCAGCTCGCGTGCGTTCTCGCCTGGGAGCGGTGCCTCGGCAAGTTCTTCGAGGCTCGCCGCTGATGCGCCGCGCAGCGAAGGTTGACTCGAATCAGCCGGCCATTGTCGACGCCCTGCGCGCCTGCGGGGCGACGGTGCAGCCGCTGCACACAGTCGGCGCAGGGGTTCCCGATCTGCTCGTGGGCTATCGGGGCAAGACGGCGCTCGTCGAAGTCAAGGACGGCGCCAGGCCGCCGAGCGAGCGCCGGCTGACCGACGATCAGCTGACGTGGCACGGCAACTGGCGCGGCGGAACGCTCGCCGTCGTGTGCGACGTGGAATCCGCGCTTCGTGTGCTCAAAACGATGGAATCCGCATGACCCCCGATCCCGTGTCCTTCCTCGTCGGCGCTCTGTTCGGCGCATGCATCGCATCCGTTGCGCTCGTGCTGTGGGCGTGGGAGGCCATGAGCCCCTGGGGCGCGCCAGAACTGCCCACAAGCGCCGATCAGGGCTCGGGTAAGGGGCAAGTGCCTGCCGGGGACGCGCTCAGCGCGCTGGAACGCTACGCGCAGAAGGTGCGGGAATGATCGCCTTCTGCGGCCACGCCGTGACCTTCGAGGGCAAGCCTGCCGGCGAGGCGCTGTTCTTCGAGACGGAAGGCGGCGTTGGGTACGTCTGGAAGCGCCCTGATGGCGTTTCCGAGCGTGCCGACTGGCAGACAGCCGAGGCAGCCGAAGAGGCGCTCATGGAGCGGGTGCGGAACTTCTATGGGGCGATGAATTGATGAACCTGATCGTACCAAGCAGCGAAGCAGGTCAGCGAATTGTCGACTTCCTCCGGGTCGAGTTGCAGATACCGAGGGCCGTCCAGTGGTTTGAGGTTCGCTTCGCAATGGATGAAGCCGTCACGGTGAAGTGCGAGTACATGCCGGAAGAGAAGGGCGCTGAGTGATCGCCGACTGGCTCGAGCACGAGCTGCTCAACTGGGCCCGGTGGTGCAGATCGGGTCCGCTGCCGCATCCCATCCCGCCCGATCACTGCGCTTCTATCGAGCACCGATGGATCGACCCGTCGGACTTGTACAAGGAAGTCGAGCCGCGCCCGATTGCGCCGAACCGCCAGCGAGCCGAGATCGTGCATCGCGTGTTCATGGATCGCCTGACGCAGACCGAACGATGGTCGCTGATCCATAGGTACGTGCGCAGGACCGAGGAACCGATCGCGCTGCGCCGGATGAAGGTATCGCGCGACGTGTTCGAGACGACGCTGCTGAATGCGGCGCGGAAGGTGGGCGAGGCTTTCCGCGGCGAGCGGATGTTCTTCGTGGAGGGCTGAGCGATCCTGTACTACGACGAGGTTTCGAGCCTGATGCGCCCGTATCCGGGGCGGAAGTGGCGTATGCGCGAGATCCTGCGCTACGTCGAGATCACGCGGAATTGCGGGGCCGACCGGAAGCGCAAGAAGGCCATTCGCATCGGCGTCGGGCGCGTGCTGGATGCGCTGATCGAGCACAGCATAGTGAGTCGCACACCACCGAGAGGCGCAGGCAGTTTCGCCCTCTACGCATGGAAGCAAGAGTGCCACATCGAGTAGGCGACACTCGCTACGAAAACCGCCACAATTCGTCCGGGGCATTGCCTCCGCAGTTTTCATGTCTCCTCCCCTCGTACCGCAAGGTGCGTTCAGCCCGCCTCAGTTGCGGGCTTCTTTTTTCTTGCCGCCGACTGTCCTAGTATTTGCCTGCCATAACACAAGGGAGGCGAAGATGAGGGCAGCGGTATTGCTGGCGGGTGTGCTGATCGCAACTCCTGCCGTCGCTCAGTACGACAAGTTCGTGCGCGAGGCTAAGGCGATAGCAGCGGCGGAACTGAAAGACCCGGACTCTGCCAAGTTCCGCGACCTGTTCGTGAGCCGTTCGGAGAACGGGTCGCTGGTCTTGTGTGGCGAGATGAATGCCAAGAACTCGTTCGGGGCATACGTCGGGTACGCGCCGATTGCCGTATCCACTGACGAGGCCGAGAACTACTTGATCGGCTTGCACATGAGGTTGCTCAAGATGGGCGGCAGCTCGCCGGAAGAGTTCGCGATGAAGTATTGCGGGAATCGGCTTGCAGGGGCGAAGTAGAAGGCTTGTAACGCTCGCGCCTAGGCTTGGAACACTGAACACCCGGCGCGTAGCGGAGCAAACAGAGCGCATCGGCGCAACGCCGAGGCAGCGCGGGCGGCCGTGGATGCGCCGCCGAGGGCAATGGCTCTGCGATCACCCTCTGTGCGTCCATTGTGAACGTGCCGGCAGGGTGGCAGCAGCACAGGAAGTCGATCACGTCGTTCCGCTGTGGGATGGCGGCGCTGACGACGAGACGAACTATCAGTCGCTGTGCGTCGAGTGCCACAAGGTCAAGACGGCAGCGGAGGCGGGGGGGCGGTCGAAAGTCTGAAAGGCTGGTCGACGGAAACCGCCCGTCCCCTCACGCGCAGATTTTTTGGTCTATCAAACGAGATTCAAATGGCAGGCAAACCCGGACGCAGCGGGGGCGCGAGGCCCGGCGCTGGCCGGAAGCCGTCGCCGCCAACGCTGAACGACGCTATCGCGCTCACGAAAGACCCGAAAGCGTTCCTCACGGCGCTGATGAACGACGCCGGCTCGGACATGAAGCTTCGGGCCGATGCGGCGAAGGCTCTGATGCCGTTCGTGCATCAGAAGGTCGGCGAGGCAGGCAAGAAGGACGACGCCGCAGAAAAGGCGAAGCAAGCCTCTGCCGGCCGGTTCGCACCGAAAGCGCCGCCGAAGCTCGTCGTGAGCAATGGCTGAGTGGTCGACTGCGCTCCCGGATTGGGAGCGTCGGATCGTTGCTGGTGAATCGCTGATCCCGTGCCCGCCGCTGTTCCCTGCCGAGGCCCAGGAGGCGCTCGACGTATTCGGCGACCTTCGGATGGTGGACGCCACTGGAAGCCCGCTGATGCGCGAGACGGTGCGCCCGTGGGTGACGGATTTCGTCGGCGCGGTGTTCGGTGCGTACAACCCGGAAACCGGGCGGCGGCTCATCAACGAGTTCCTGCTGCTCATCAGCAAGAAGAACGGAAAAAGCACGATTGCAGCCGGGATCATGTTGACCGCGCTGCTGCTGAACTGGCGCTCGTCGGGCGAGTTCATCATCCTGGCGCCGACGAAAGAGGTGGCGGACAACTCGTTCAAGCCGATCCGCGACATGATCGCGGCCGATGACGAGTTGAAGGCTCTTGCTCATGTGCAGGAGCACCTTCGGACGGTGACGCACCGGAACACGAAGGCAACGCTGAAGGTGGTCGCCGCCGACAGCGACACGGTTTCCGGCAAGAAAGCGATCGGCGTATTCGTCGACGAGCTGCACGAGTTCGGCAAGCAGGCGAAGGCGGCGAACATGCTGCTCGAGGCGACCGGCGGGCTCACGTCGCGCCCCGAGGGGTTCGTGATCTATGCGACGACACAATCCGAGTCGCCGCCTGCCGGTGTGTTCAAGCAGAAGCTGGACTACGCTCGCAAGGTCAGGGACGGTCGCGTAGAGGACAAGACGTTCCTCCCTGTGCTGTACGAGTTCCCGCCCGAGATGGTCAAGGCGGGGGCGCACCGGGAACTATCGAACGCCTACATCACGAATCCGAATTGGGGCGTGTCGGTAGACGTTCCATTCATCGAGAAGAAGCACAAGCAGGCGATGGAAGACGGCGAGGAATCGTTTCGAGCGTTCCTCGCCAAGCACTTGAACGTCGAGATCGGCCTGGCGTTGATGTCCGACCGATGGGCCGGCGCGGACTATTGGGAGCAGCAGGGAACTGCCGGCCTTTCGCTGGATGCGCTGCTCGAGCGTTCCGAGGTCGTCACGGTCGGAATTGACGGGGGCGGGCTGGATGACTTGCTCGGGCTGGCTGTTCTCGGCCGAGACAAGCAGACGCACGAATGGCTGCTCTGGTCGCACGCATGGGCGCATCCGAGCGTGATGGAACGCCGCAAGTCGGAGGCGGCACGGTTCGCGGACTTTGAGCGCGACGGCGACCTGACGCTGGTAGAGCGCATCGGGCAGGACGTGGAGCAGATCGCGGAGATCGTCGGGCGCGTTCACGGGTCGAGTCTTATGGACAAGATCGGCTGCGACCCGCACGGCATCGGCTCGATCGTGGATGCGATCGTCGCTGCGGACGTGCCGAGCGAATCGATCGTCGGCATTTCGCAGGGCTGGAAGCTAACCGGCGCGATCAAGACGGTTGAGCGCAAGTTGGCAGAGGGCGCCTTGTGGCATGGAGGCGCGCGGCTCATGGATTGGTGCGTAGGAAACGCGAAGGTCGAACCGAGGGGCAATGCCGTGATGATTACCAAGCAGGCTGCCGGCTCGGCGAAGATCGACCCGTTGATGGCACTGTTCAATGCAGCGGCTCTGATGGCGCTGAACCCGGCTGGCGCTCGCTCCTTTTGGGAAGTCGCAGCGTGAGACTCTGGCCCTGGTCACGCAAGGCGAACGAGGACGGCTCGATCCGTCACTCTGCCGACCTGTTCGCGCACCTCTACGGGACACGTACGTCCAAGAGCGGCGCGAGCGTCACGACGGACAGCGCGCTCGAGGTGACGGCGGTTCTCGGCTGCGCCCGGGTCATTGCCGAGGGCATCGCGCAGGTGCCGTTTCGGCTGTATCGCACGGTCGGCAATTCGACGCTGCCGGCGACGGATCATCCGATGTACCGCGCTCTGCATCGCAAGCCGAACGGCTGGATGACCTCCTTCGGTCTACGCGAGACGATGGCATTTCACGTCGTCCTGACCGGCGATGCGATTGCGTTCATCGGCCGCGACATGAAAGACGCGGTGCGCGAGCTGATCCCGATCAAGCCCGGCGACGTGACGTGCAAGCAGGCCGAGGACTACAGCCTGACGTACGAGATCAGGGCGCCGAACGGCAAGAGGCAGACGTTCCCGGCCTCTGCCATTTGGCACTGGCGCGGCCCGTCGTGGGATGGGGTCACTGGGCTGGACGTGGTCAAGCAGGCTCGGGAGGCGATCGGGCTCGCGATGATGACCGAGGAATCGCACGCCGGCCTGCACAAGAACGGCGCCCGGGTTGCTGGTACGTATTCGGTCGACGGCAAGCTCGACCGCGAGCAGCACAAGCAGTTGACCGACTGGATCGCTGAGAACTACGCGGGCGCGAAGAACGCCGGCAAGCCGCTGATCCTCGACCGGAATGCGAAGTTCCAGCCGCACACGATGACGGGCGTGGACGCGCAGCACCTTGAAACCCGGCGCTACCAGATCGAGGAAATCTGCCGGGCCTTCCGGGTGATGCCGATCATGATCGGCTACTCAGACAAGGCGAGCACCTACGCCTCTGCCGAGCAGATGTTTCTCGCGCATGTCGTGCACACGCTCTCGCCCTGGTACGAGCGCATCGAGCAGTCGGCGGACTGTCAGTTGCTCACCGAGGACGAGCTGGACGACGGCTACTTCGTGAAATTCACGGCGGCCGGCCTGCTTCGTGGGTCGCACAAAGACCGCTCGGAGTACTTCGCCAAGGCGCTCGGCTCTGGCGGATCACCTGCGTGGATGACGCAGGATGAAGTGCGCGCGCTGGAGGAATTGAACCCGATGGGGGGAGACGCGTCCAAGTTGCCGACGCTGGCAAAGGAAGAACCGAATGCAGACCCAGAACCTGACGTGCAACTTGATTGACCTGAAGTTCGCGGGTGACGAAATGTCGTTCGCGGGCTATGGAGCGGTGTTCGGCAACGTCGACGCCTATGGCGACGTGATCGAAGCCGGCGCGTTCTCGAAGTTCCTCTCTGACGTGAAGGAGGGCAAGCAGGCATGGCCGGCGATGCTCTCGCAGCACGGTGGATGGGGGATGACGGCCGACGATATGACGCCGATTGGTGTCTGGACGGACATCGTCGAGGACGGCAAGGGTCTGCGGGTCGAGGGTCAGTTTGCGGACACGCCTCGCGGGCGCGAGATGTACACGCTGATGAAGATGAGTCCGCGTCCGGCGATCGACGGACTGTCGATCGGCTACATCGCGAAGGAATCCGAGCCGCGCAGCAAGCCGGAAGATCCGCGGCGGCGCTTGAAGCGAATCGACCTGATCGAGATCTCTCCGGTGACGCGACCGGCGAACACGAAGGCGCGTGTCGCTTCGGTGAAGTCGATCGAGGATCTGTCCTCGCTTCGTGAGGCGGAGGAATTCTTGAGCGGCATCGGCCTGTCCAAGACGCAGGCCGTGGCGTTAATTGCACGAATCAAAGGCATCGGGCCGGGTGATCCGGTGGGTGCCTCTGGCGGACCGGGCGATCCGGTGGCCGAGCTGCTCGACGCATTGCGTCGGCGAGAAGTGGCACTGCCGAACAAGTAGCCGCCAGCAACCCCAAACGAACCCGCCTCGAGCGGGTTTTTTCATTTCCGGAGCATCAAATGGACATCAGTGAAGTCAAGCGGCTGATCGAGGATCAGGGCCGCGCGTGGGAAGAGTTCAAGCGGACCAACGACGAAGCCATCAAGGCGAAGGCCGAAGGCAAGGCGGTCGGCGACCTCGAGGTCAAACTCACCAACATCAGCGAGCAACTCGACAAGGTCGAAGACCTGAAGTCGCAGTTCGACGCGTTCGTGCTCAAGTCGCAGCGTCCGGGTGCGGGTGAAGGCAAGGCCGACGAGATGGAAGCCGAGGCGAAGTCGTGGAACGCGATGCTTCGCGCGGACTTCCAGAGCAAGGGTCGCCCGGTTCCCGCCGAGGTGGGTTCCGAGCAGTACGCGCAGTACAAGTCGGGATTCTTCTCGCTGGTGCGCCACGGAGACCTCGAGCGTCTGAGCGCGGATGAGCGCAAAGCGATGTCGGCAGGCTCGGACCCGGACGGCGGCTACCTGCTGCCGGCGCCGACCGTTGGCCGGATGGTCAAGAGGGTCTACGAGCAGTCGGTCATGCGCCAGGTGGCGAACGTCATCACGATCTCGACGGACGCGCTGGAAGGCATCGTCGACAACGACGAAGCGGACGCCGGGTGGGTATCGGAGATCGGCACGCGCAACGACACGGACACGCCGCAGGTCGGCAAGTACCGGATCGAGGCGCACGAGATGTACGCCCAGCCGAAGGTCACGCAGAAGCTCATCGACGACGCAGCGACCAACGTGGAAGCGTGGCTCGCCGACAAGATCGCCGACAAGATGGCGCGCGTCGAAGGCAATGCGTTCATCAACGGCACCGGCGTTGGACAGCCGCGCGGCCTGTGCAGCTACACGATGGCCGCAACGGCGGACGGTGCGCGCGCGTGGGGCTCGTTCGAGATGGTCAAGACGGGTGCCAACGGTGCGTTCCACACGACCAAGGCCGATCCCCTTCAAGACCTGATCGGCGCGTTCAAGGATCAGTACCTGCAGAACGCCATCTGGCTGATGCGTCGCGAGGTACGCACGCTCATCCGCAAGATGAAGGAAGCGACGAGCGACCGCTACCTGTGGGAGCCGAGCCTGCAAGCGGGCCAACCGGATCGTCTGTTGGGCTACCCGGTGCGGATCGATCAGTACATGCCGGCACTGGCGACCGCATCGAAGTCGCTGGCGTTCGGTGACTTCCGCGAGGCGTTCACGATCGTCGATCGCATCGGCGTGCGCACGCTGCGCGATCCCTACACCGCCAAGCCGTACATCCGCTTCTACAGCACGAAGCGCACCGGTTCGGGTGCCGTCAACTTCGAGGCCGTGAAGTTCCTGAGCTTCGAGGCGGCGTGATTCTGAAAAGGAAACGGAAATGAACCTCTCGAAAGACATCAAGATCACCGTCGTCAAGGCGGCGGCTGCCGCGGCGCAGACCGAAATCACGTCGGACGTGCTGGACATGCAGGGCTGGTCCGGCGTCATGTTCGTTGCCTTGACGGGCGACGTGACGACCGGATGCGTGCTGACGCTCACGGCCAAGGGCAACAGTGCGAACAGCACGTCGTCCCCGACTCCGGTGGCGCAGGGGTCGGCGACCTTCACGGCAGGCGATACCGACGCCGACAGCAAGGCGCTGATGGTGGACGTGTACGAGCCGCAACTGCGCTACATGTTCGCCTCGCTCACGCGCACGACGGCGAACGCGGCGGTGGGCGGGATCATCGCGATCCAGTACCAGCCGGACAGCAAGCCGACGGCGCAGGATGCGTCGGTGATCGCCGCGACCATCGCGGCCGGCGCTGCCGCCTGAGTCCCCCGGCCCGGCTAACCACCGGGCCGTTTTCATTTCAGGAGTCACACAAGCGATGAAACCCTTCCGCATCCTCGCCGGCCTCGTGCTGGCGTTCTCGCTGCCCGTGCAGGCGCAGTCGCTCACCGACTTCGCCGAGAACAAAGTTGTTGATTCGATCTTCCGGGGGCAAGCCCTCAGCGCGCCGGCGACGTTCTACGTCGCGCTCTACACGACGGCGTGCTCGGACTCTGCCGCCGGGACCGAGGTCTCTGGTGGCAGCTATGCGCGCGTGGCGGTCACGTCGAGCCTCGCCAACTGGGCCGGCACGCAGAGCGCTGGCAGCACGACAGCATCCAGCGGCACCGGCGGGCAGACGAGCAACAACGCGGCAGTGACCTTCCCCGCGCCGACGGCCAACTGGGGATCGATCACGCACTTCGCGCTGCTCGATTCGGCCACGGCGGGGAACATGTGGATCTGCCAGGCGTTGACGAGCGCGAAAAGTGTGAACAACGGCGACGCTGCACCTTCGTTCGCCGTCGGCGCGCTGACTGTCACGTTCCAGTGATGACCCACGCCGAAATCCGGGCTGCCATCAGCGAGTCGCCAACGCTGACGGCGCTGATGCCTGACAGCGAGGCGATCGCCGCCGCCATGAGCGTGGGCAGGACGCGCCCGAGTGACGCCGAGATCGGCGTCGGCATGATCCTCGCCACCGTCGGCCTCGCATCGGGCAATGCGCTGCTCGATGCGCTCTACAGCGCGCCGGACTTCCGGCACGTGCGCCCGCTGCTCGAACAGGGCCGCTTGCAAGTTTCGTCGCCGCTTGTTGCAGGCGCGCTCGCGCAGCTTGTCTCGGCGGCGGTCATCACGCAGGGCGAGGCCGATGCGCTGATCGCGCTCGGTCAGGAGCCGGACCCGGTGAGCGAGATGGACGTGCGCCGGGCGATCTGGCTGGATGACGGCACGAGGGCTATCTGATGGCGACGATCACGCTGAACAAGACCGCGCGGACGATCGTTGCGAGCACGAGCAACGCCGCCGACTCCACAACGCGCGGCACGCTGGATCTGCGGACCGCGCAGGGCGGCATCCTCACAGGCAAGATCGCCAACGGCGCGACCGGCCCGACGGCGCCCTCTCTGATGACCGTGAGCATCGCCCACGCCAACGGGACCACGCCTGCCGCCGCGGCCGAGGGAGCGGACTGGAAGAGGCTCTATCAGTTCTCGGGCACGACGACGAACAGCGACACGCAGCAATGGTCGTTGGACGTTCCACCCGGTGTGATGCACCTGCAAGTTGAGTTCGCGGGCAACACCGGGCAGGCCGTCACCGTCGAGGCGTTCTTCTCCGAGATCACGTCGGCCGCGAGCGCGTAAGTGTCGGCGATCTTCCTGCCGCGTCGGTGGCGGCATCAGCCGCAGGGGGCGGTCGAGGTCGATTGGGGCAATCCGCTCGCGCGTGGGCTGACCTCAGTCATCTTGCCGAGACAGGCTGACACGCTGCTTACTGGTGGAGCGCAAACAAGTAACTTCCCAGTTGGCGTTGGCCCGCACGGAATTTACCACCGGATTAGCGGAGGCGCTAGTTCTGCAAAATGGACCGCACCAGCGCCATCGTTGAGTGCGTTCACCGTAGTTCTGATGGGGACCGGATACTCCGGTGGCCGTGTTCTCGGCATCGGTAATACGTCGAGCTATACACTGGACCTCGTTCCAGGCAGCGGAACGATCAGCATCTATACGACTGGCGACTCGGTGCGTTGGCGTCTACTGGAGTTGTCGCCAACCGAGCCTTTAATTCAACGCAATTTCGTGCTCGCAATAGATTGGGCGAGTGCTGGGTGGGAGCCCACCGCGTTTGTCGATGGCAGACAGATCGTTCCGACGTTGAATTCGACTCCGCCAGCGATGACGCCACCATCGGATGCGTTCTTCGCTGTTTACAATCGCAGCAACCTCAACCGCCAGATGAAAGCCGATGCTTATGGCGCACTGTTCTTTCATCGTCACATCGGGGTAGCCGCGGCGGGAGCGCTCGCCGATAACCCCTGGCAACTCTTCCGCGCCCCCTCGCACCGCATCTGGTTCGACGTAGGGGCGGGGGCGCCGGCCGCGGAACTCGACGCAGACGCACAGGCCGGCGCACAGGCCAGCGGCGTCCTCACGACTGCCATCCGCATGGCCGGTGCCTCGATAGTCGCAACGACGAGCACCGGCAGCCTTTCGACTGGCGTGCAGCTCGCAGGCGCCGCAGCCTCGCTCACGCAAGCGGGTGGCGTGCTCACTGCGCAGATCCGCCTGCAGGGCGCCGCGCTCGCGAAGGCGGCGTGGGAGGAGACGGGCCTCGGCCGATACGAGGACAAGGTCGTCAAGAACGCCCTCGTCACGGAGCGGACCCCCGGCCTCGAGGACCTCTCTCCTTCGGCGGTCACCGGCGACCACGGCCTCTCGCTGATCGAGCCGGCGCCGTTCGGCGTCATCGGCGCGCTCACGCCGTCGACGAACCCGACGTCGACGATCATCTGCAACGCGATCGGGATGCTCGCGGCCGGGAACGCCGTCGTCTTCTCGGTCCACCCGTCGGCGAAGGAGTGCTCCATCCGGACGATCGCCCTCCTCAACAAGGCGATCGTCTCCGCGGGCGGCCCCCCCGACGTCGTCACGGGCGTCTCCGCGCCGTCGCTCGAGTCGGCGCAGGAGGTGATGAAGCACCCCGGCATCCGCCTCCTCGTCGTCACCGGCGGCGGTGCGGTCGTCAAGGCCGCGATGGCGAGCGGCAAGCGCGCCATCTGCGCCGGGCCGGGGAACCCGCCCGTCGTCGTCGACGAGACGGCCGACCTCGCGAAGGCGGGGCGGGACATCGTCCTCGGCGGCTCGACCGACAACAACGTCATCTGCGTCGACGAGAAGGAGGTCCTCGTCGTCGCGAAGGTGGCCGACGAGCTGATCCGCGCGATGGTCGCGGCGGGCGCCGTCCTGATCGGGAAGGACCGCCTCAAGGAGCTCGAGAAGGCGATCTTCACGAAGATGGCCGGGCCGCGCGAGCACGCCTGGGTCGACAAGGACCTCATCGGGAAGAACGCGAACGTCATCCTCCGGAGGATGGGGATCTCGGCTCCCGACTCCGTCCGGCAGATCGTCGTCGAGGTCGACGCGGACCACCCGCTCCTCTGGACCGAGCAGATGATGCCGGTGATGCCGGTCTGCCGCGTCCCGAGCGTCGACGCCGCGATCGACCTCGCGGTCCCCGTCGAGGGACGCAACCGGCACACGTTCGTCATGCACTCGCGGAACCTCGACGCCCTCTCGCGGATGGCGAGGGAGTGCGACGCCTCGATCTTCGTCAAGAACGGCCGCTCGCAGGCGGGCCTCGGCCTCGACGGCGAGGGGTTCTGCTCGTTCACGATCGCGAGCCCGACGGGCGAGGGGCTCACGTCGCCGCGCAGCTTCTCGCGCTGGCGCCGCTGCGTCCTCGTCGACAACTTCCGGATCACGTAAATGACCACGCACTCCGTGCACCACGAGGCTCGAAGGTCGCGTCCCGCGACCTTCTCACGGACGCCATGAAGCGCGCCCCGGCCCTCGCCGTCCTCGACTTCGCCGCGATCCCCGCGGGGCTCGACGCGACGGACGCGATGCTCAAGAAGGCCCCCGTCGCCTTCTTCCGCTCGGGGACGGTGACCGCGGGTCGCTACCTGACGCTCCTCGGCGGCACCCCGGCCTCCGTCGAGGAGGCGCTCGCCGAGG